TCATAAAAATATAATTTCTACTATCCATCGTATAATACAATACTATAGATTTTTTTGTTTTTATATAATTATTTATCTTTATATTGTACAAATATATGATCTGTATTTACATCCAGTTGATTAAATTAAATTTTTTAAATCTCCTAAGGTGTAATTGTAATCATTCGAAACAATAACATAGAATATATACAATAGTTGCAAGTAATGAAATATCAACTGGCATTATCATAACAAGTAAAAATAATACAATATATAAGCCAAAGAAAATAATATAAAATATATTATCAAACAAAGACATGCTATTATAGCCCAACATAGTATATAAGTATTTTGTCATATTATAACTTTTTTCAGCAACATTAAATGTAATTTTAATTGCCGTATAAATGCTAATAATACCAATGATAATTATACAAGTTAGTTTTACAAATCTAAAATTAAAATCATCAAGAATTACTGATCTTAATACTATCGTAATATGAAAGATGGCATATGCAAACATTGGGGTCAATAATAATATATACATTATCGTAATATATGGGTTCTGTAGAATTTCTTCAAGCTTATGTGATTTAATATCGTCAATAGTATATTGGTAGCTCATTATATATTATATTGTATTTAAGCCTAATAAATAAAAAAAACAATTTTTATAAAATGTTGGATAACTATGTCCAAAGGTATAATTACTACATGATAGGTCATTTATATGAACACATATTGTTAGAACTAAACCAGTTAGTTTTAATTTAATAGCACAAATATTATGTCTTAATGTCCAATCAATCGTGTATATAAACACTAATTCTGCCAATCTATAGAGCCTACTATTTCTTCAACTTTTATAAAAATATTAGAACCTACAAATTTATCATTACCTCTTTGTGCCAAAGGTGAAGGATGCATCCCCATAATAATTCGATTTTTATTAGTAATATATTTTTCTTTTAATTTGGCAAAATTACCTAATAATAAGAAAATACATTTATTATTATTATTACTAATAAATTTAATAACAGCATCTGTAAAGTCTTCCCATAATTTCATATGACTACTTGGTTTTCCTTCACTAACTGATAATGAAGCATTTAATAGAAAGATCTTCTCTTTATAGAACCATTTCTCCAAGTTCCCTGATGTAAAATTATATTTTCTTTCAGGGAATTCTAATAAAAGTTCTTTGAAAATATTTCTTAGTGATGGTGGGATTGTAATATTATTTTCAACTGAAAAACTGAGACCATTTGCTTGACCTTTTTTATGATAAGGATCTTGACCTAATAATAATATTTTAATTTCTTTTACATCCATTTGAAATACTCTATATAATTTATCTTTTGGAGGATATACAATATCATTATATAGATTATCAACATTAATATTATATTGATTAAATATAGGTTGCCAACAATCGTGAATGCTCATTATTATATAAATAAAATTATATTTATATAATAAATAAATCAATTATTTTGGTACCATATTACGACCAAATTTATACCATAATATTAGTGATACTATACTACCGACAACAAATCCATTACCAGCGCTAGCTAAACTTTTATCAGTTGAATAATAAAATCCAACAGGGAAAGCAACATATGTAATTACAATATAGAAAAACATTATACTAATAAAAGTTTTTAAACTATTATTTATTTCAAATATCATTATAATACTTTATAATAAAAATTCAAAACCTTTTTTTGCATTTTTTTGCAATATCCATTCAGGAAATGGCACATGGTGAATTCCCTTATTACTAGATCGATGGTGTTCCATACATAACACAACCATATTATATTTAGAATCTACAAATATTTCAGGCTTACTTGCTACTTGTTTCCAGTCAAATTTATCTCCAATATTTTCTCCAGTTTGTATGTTATAACAATTTATAGCAAATTCTCCAAATTTAATCCAATCAATCGCATTTTCAGCAGCTTTTTCGCAATAAAAATGATGAGTTTCTAATTGAGTTTGTGATTTATTCTTATTACATACAAAACAATTTAATGGTTTCTTATTAATTAATTCTTCGTGTGTTTTATTATAGATGGTACTATTGGTTCTTTTTTTATGATCGGGATAAACAATAGTATAGTGATTAGTAACTTTCAATTTATGTGAAGGTATCAAATCATTTTTTATTTCATCTTTAGTAGTAATACAATTACCCATTATAATATGATATATTTAATAATATAATATAATTTTATCAATTTTTATATATATTATGATTCTTCTACATTTTTGATAATACTATCTTTATACTTACTTGCTACTTTAATGTGTTTTTTACTTTTGAGATGCTTTGATTTATTAAAATATGTGTATGATCCACAACATATAGAGCATTCTATTTTTTCTTTTATTTTATCAGCATTTTTCATAATAAAATTTTTATGGTAAGATTTATTATCATAATCTTGTGGTCTCTTTATAGAACCTAATAACAAATCAATTAGTTTACCATCATAAGCAACTTGTTCTGCTAATTGATCTGTAGTATATTTATCAATAATGTCATTATGAAATAAAATGTCTTTTAGAGTTTCAATATTCATTATTATATATATATTAAATAATATATTAAATAATATATTATCAATTTTTTATTTTATAGACTTTAATTTCATATATTTATTCTTATATTTAAGATATTTTTCATAATATGCAGAATCTTTTGACTCACTATTTAACATACTATCTATTGTATCTTCTGTAATCTCACAATTAGGAATATGTTTTGTGTGATCAATAATTATTTGATATATTTTACTTTTATGATCTTTATCTGTTCCTGAAAATAGTTGTCTAGGAACATTAATTTTAGTATTTTTTAGAGTTGATTTTACAATAAACATATTATCATTATCTATTATACATACTTGTGGTGTTCTGGAAGTGTATAGTATTTTTATTATATTTTTAATATTATTCTTTAATTCTTCTTGATTTTTGCAATATTTAGAAATAGCATTTGGCAATATATCAAATCCTCTTGATACTCCATAATCAACTCTTATTAGTCTTGGATTCTTTAATCCTTTATCTTTTAAATCTTGAATACACGCTACTGATATACCAAATAATAGATCCTTATCAAAATCACCACGACCCTCATATATTGTTTTATTACTAAATTTAATTATTTTTTTATTACTAGTTTCTATATGACTTAATGTTGCATTATTAAATTCCAATAAACTAGCATTCTGTCCAGAATGCCCTATTATTAATCTATAATCATCAATATTATATTTTTTATAAATATTATTTTTAAACAACACATTAAAATAATAATTTAATATATTTTCTTGCTTTTCTTGTTTAACTTCTGCTTTCTTTTTAAAAAGTCCAGTAATAAAATTATAAATATTAAATGTATTATCAGGCTCTTTTTCTATATTTATAGGAATATCTTTATCATAATTAAATTTTCTTGTCCATAAAGGACTAGATCCAGAAGTTAAATATGATAATTTATTTTTTTCTATTATCATTTTTTCATCATATTTTTTTATAAATTCAATATTTTTAAAATATTCCCCACTTTTTATTGGTTCTGTATTATTTGTACTGTTTCTTGTTTTTTTATCTTTGTATTCTTTTAATTCTTTTTCTCTATCTCTATTAATTATTGTATTAACTGATATAAAATCTTCAATAGTATATTTTGAATTTAGTCCTCCATGAACAAAAAAATTATTATTAATTAAAACACCAAATCCAATACCTCCTTCTTGATATAATTTAAATCCAGGATTATTAAATTTAAAATAATCTGCCCTATTATAACCATCATAATAATTCTTTGCATCTCTATCACTATCACTCATATAATTTGTTATATTAAGACCACTATCTATTTCCATAAAATTCCCTAATTCGTGATTACCACATAATTTAATTATATTACCCCCTTGATTTCTAGCAGCTATTTTTAATTTATTTAAAAATCTCAATATTTTTATTTCAACTTGAGGATATACATGTTCTGAATTAAATATTTTTTTCTTATGATGATCCTCTCTAACAGTATCTAATATATCACCAACAATAACTACTATAGTTTTCCCTCCAATCCATTTATAATTCAAATCATCAACATATTCTTTCGTATCATTTAAATCAAGTGGTAAATATTTTTCTAAATCAGGATCTCTTATATCTTCTAAATTAGTAGATGTTTTTTTTATAACACTAGCACAGTCTCTTAAACAAGTTATTAATGCATCAATATCACCGTGAATATCTGATAAACATACAATTGGACTCTCTGTTTTAATTATTGTGTCAAATTTATCTTCTGATTTTATTGCTATAGAATGATGGCTTTTAAATTCATTATACATGATATTAATATATATAAGAACTTATATATTTATTATTATAATGCAATCTACAAAATCACAAAATAATAAGGAAGAACAACAATATCTTGATCTAATTACTGATATTTTATTTAACGGTTCATTAGATGAAGGTCGCAATGGAAAAGTATTAAGTTTATTTGGAAAAACAATGAGGTTCTCATTACAATATAATACAATTCCAATTCTTACTAGTAAGAAAGTTGCTTGGAAAACTTGTCTAAAAGAACTATTATGGTTTGTAAAGGGTCAAACAGATAATAAGATTCTTCAAGATCAAAATGTCAAAATATGGAATGATAATGCATCTAGAGAGTTTCTCGATAGTCGTAATCTTCATAATCTAATTGTTAATGATTTGGGTCCAATTTATGGACATCAGTGGCGCTATTTTAATGCTATGTATAAGGATTGTAATACTGATTATACTGGTAAGGGAGTTGATCAATTGCAATATATTATAGATAATTTAAAAGATGAAAAGACTAGATATTCAAGGAGACTGGTGATGAGTGCGTGGAATCCTTGTCAATTAGATGAGATGGCACTGCCTCCGTGCCACATATTAGTACAATTTAATGTATCACACGGTAATAAATTATCATGTGCATTATATCAGAGAAGTGGTGATGTGGGATTGGGTGTTCCATTTAATATTGCTAGTTATGCTTTTTTAACTCATATGATTGCAAAACATTGTAATTTAGAACCATATGAATTTATTCATAATCTCGGTAATGCTCATATTTATAAAGAACACATTGAGGCGCTAACAGAACAACGAAATAGAAAAACATATTCTTTTCCAAAAATTAATATCAAGAATACACATGCTAATATTAATGATTATATAGTAGATGATTTTGAAATTATTGATTATAAATACAATGGTCCGGTACAAATGAAAATGATCGCATAATTTATAAACCATAGAATAATAAAGTTCTAAATTCTTATAAAATGAACTCATTAGAAATGATTAACTTGACAACAGAAAATATAATAAATAAATATTATAATAAATATGAGAAGAGTGATAATATATTTTGGGGAATTGGAATAGAAAATGAATGTTATTTACAATGTAATCCAATAGTAATTAAAGGGGTTGATATTATTAATAAAATAGGTAGAGACAGATATAGTTTAGATTATAGGAAAAATTATGAAATAAATGATCTAAATGAGTTAATTACCAAATATTATCACCCTAATTTTGATTATAAAGTATCTCAAATGATTAACTCACATAGTATTGATAAGATGGATAGAAATGGAGAACATAAAACAACATATGAAAAAATTCCAAAACCAAATCCAAAATTTTTAGGTAAAACAATATTAGAGGAATGGTTTGAGTATGATCCTGAAATGAAAGAAATATTAGACCCTAAAACTAAAACAAAAACTAATATTTTTTTTGATGGTGATACAATAGAATTTATTACTGATAATTTTTATAAAACCAATAGTAAATTAGTTGTTAATGAATTGGATGAAAGAAAAATAAATTTTTTAAATAAATTTAATCAATTTAAAAAAGACACTAAATTATGGCAGAATCATGATCCTATTACTTTTGTATCTAAACACCCAGGGTTAAATGTTATGATATCACAACCAAATACAATTGTTCTCTTCAATAATACTACTTATCATATACATATAACCCTACCTACAGAAATTTATAATGGGCGAATAATAGATGCTACTAAATTTGATGAAAAGCATATGAAAGCAATAAGAATGATTCAATGGTTCGAACCATTATTTTTAGCAACTTTAAGTGCGCCAGATCTATTTGGTATTTTATCAGATAATTATACCAAAGGATCTATGAGAGCAACCTTATCTCGCTACATTGGAATAGGAACATATGATACAAAAAAAATTATAAAAAATAAAATATTAGTGGCGCCTATTAAAAATGTAAAACCATTAAACGTAATATGGTGGCGTGATATGGTTGAAAAAAAATTAAAATACAAATTACCAGGAGCAGATATTGGTATGGATTTTAATTATATGAAACATTATCAGAGTGGTTTTGAGTTTAGGTTATTAGATGGATTTCCAATTGAATATATGAAAGATGTTATTGATATTTTAGTATTATTATGTTGCCACGCATTGTCTTTCAATAAATTAGATGATATTAAGATTGCAATGGAAAATCAAACATGGAATAATATTGTATTTGAAACTATAACTAAAGGCTATAATGCAACTATTAATAAAAAACAGATAAATGAACTGTGCAAAGTGTTAAATATTAAAATAGATAATGATAATGATATGTTATTAGAAAAATTTTATTATTTATTATTAGAAGAATTATTTAATAAATATCATAATAATAAATTATTGGAATTAATGACAAAAGATTTTACAAAAATAAATAGATGGAATAATTTTAATAAGATACAATTCTTGGAACACATCAATAGTTTAATATAATCAAGACAAATATTTAATTTTATATATATTATATACTAAAGTTTTTGGTATATCATATTTATTCCATTTATTATTATCAAAATATAAAATTTCAATAGCTTCATGATCATTATTATTAATAAAATAGCTTATTATAAAATTCTTATAATTCTTCAATTCACTATCAAATGAAATATATTGTGAATTAGTTATATCTTGTAATATTTTAGGTAATCTTTTTTGTCTATATATAAAATCATCAAACGATTCTAATTCATTATCATATAATTCATTCATTATATCTACAATTTTATCTATAAATACTGTATTTAGTAGATCTTTATTAATTATATTATAATGAACTTTTTGTACTTTTATAGAATTTAATATTATAATATATGGTATATATATTATATCCATTATATAATTATATAATTAAGTGTCTTTATATATAAAATAATAATTAATAATATTTTAAAATAAATGGAGGAAAAAATTCAAAAAAAAAATATATAGTATTATATATAATGTGTAAGTGTAAAAAATTATTATATAGTATTGGTGCTTGGGCAGATAATAGAGTAACAGAAATTAAATTTATGCCAAAATATGGTAATCCAATTACATGGTCTGTTTCTAATAATACATTAGGCCAATCTGCACCATCTAATTCAAATCATTGGAATATGCAATCTCCTATAACATCATCACAGTTCCCAATATTTCCTTTAAAAGTATGTTGTGGAGATAAAATATTATTTACATTTAATAATGATAATAATACACCAAATTCTTTTGCTTGTGCTGCAAATATAAATGGAATTATACATAGAACTGTTAATAATACGATAATAACATATCCTGATAAAATTACATTAAAACCCCAAACAAATTTTAGTATTGTAAATCCATCGTATGCACCAACAACAGATTTACCTACACGAAATATAGTAGACACAGTAAATTATATAAGTATTAGCCCTAATTTTTCAGGCGATTTTACAGTAACATGGAAAATATAAACTTATAATATAATAGTATAATAAAGTAAAGTAAAAAAAATATATATATTATATATATGACAATAATAAAAAGAATAATAGATAGAATGCCATTACAAGATTATAATAATGTTAAATATACAATAAATTTTATTTCATCGTGGTTATATGAATTAAATATAATAGAACAAAAAACCCCAAGAAAATACAAAAATTTAAACAATAATGAATATAAAGATTTATATAATAATATTGAAAGTTATATTTACAAAACAAATTTTAGTTTTACAACATATGAAACAAATAAAAAAATTGTTGTAATATGTTTTATTAAAGCAATATATAATATATCATTAGCTTGTGCTAAAACACTATATCGCAATTATAAATTAAGTAGTAATGCTAGTTTAATAGACATGATTGATACTGATAAAGAGTTATATACTTTATAATTATTTCTAGATCAAAGTAATATGGCAGGTATAAAAAAAAATAAAGAAAAATTACAAAAACTATATAAATATGTTTTAGAACAATTTATAGATACAGGAATAGAATTTACATTATTTTACGGTACATTATTAGGATATATTAGAGAAAATGATTTTATAGAAAATGATGATGATATTGATGTAATTGTTAATAAAAAAGATTATAATAAAGTTATGGAAAATATTAGTAAGAAAAATTTAAAAACTGGTATAATAAACCAAGATATTATACAAATATTTATGAATGATATTGGACCATTTGATATTTATTTTTATGTATTTGAAAAGAATAATATAAAAATATCATGGGAAAAAGAATTATTTCCTATTAAAAATATTTTTCCCTTAAAGAAAATTAATTATTATAATATGGAAATCAATATACCATCAAAACCAATAGATATATTATATCAAGGGTATGGAGAAAATTGGTCTATTCCACAAAAAAAAGGTAACTATAATTATAATTATATTTATAGTAATAAAACAATAGAAGCATTTGATAATAATTCAAATTGTAATTATATCTATTATTTTATAATATTTATATTGTTTATATTACTAATAAAAAAAATTATAAATATTTTTTACTAATTTCATAACCTAAGAAAACACCTCCATGTAAAGGTAATGCTCTCATAATAGCCAGATTAAATCCATTATAAAAATTTAAAAACCCTTTTTTATAATTATTATTATTATTATTATCTTTCCAAATATTAATAATAATATCTTTTATATTAGTTTCTATTTTTTGTGATTGATATTTTGTTTTAATTAAATCAGATGGATATATAAATAACCACGCTGATAATCCACTTAGAGAACCATATATAAAATTATTAAATAGATTTTTACTATTATTATAGTTATTATTTAGATAATTATAAGTAGTAAAATATATTCCAAAACCAGGAGTTTCTCTAAAAATTGTTGGAATAAACCCTTTATAAAGTGTTTTACACATTTGTAAATTTATTTTACTTTTTTCATTATTTTGAAAATGAATTTTTAATCTATCGATAGGTGTTACTATTACAGTTGACGCAAAACCACCAATAATACCTGACCAAAAATTATTTAATCCATATGACTTTGCTTTATCATAAAAACCAAACACAATAGATTTCTCTAACATAATACCAATTAATGGTGGCGTTAAACCACTATATAGTTTTCCTGCTTTTATAGCATCTTTAATAGTAATAAATGTTTTTGATTGTATTCTTGTTTTAATTGTATCAACAGGATGTGATATTAGAGTTCCAACAAATCCACCAATTAAACCATTTATAAAATTATTATTCATCATATTTTAATTATATCTA